ATATCGGAAACCATGTTCTCCATAATCCGAATATTTTCCTCTGTATAATTGCATTTCTTCGCAAATTTGATCAAAACTCGAAGAGCCGCTCCAACCATTTGAGCATTCATCCGAGCATCATATTTGCTGTAATCCCAAGCAAGAACATGCTCTTTATCATACTTCCGAACATGATCCATTAAGCGCTGCCAACCTGGAGACATACGATCGACACCAATTGCCATTTCGGATAGCTCATTTCTCTCTTGGAGTTCGCAAGCAATAGGAAGAAATAACTCTCGTATATTCATAGTCATACAAACATTTGCACCCTGGAAGACTCTCACCTTGTCCGAAGAAAGATCTTTCACTTCATTCTTAAGAAAGCTACAAACAATCGGATAGGCACGCTCACCTCTTTGCCAACAAGCTTTGAGACGATTGCGCTCATCAATAACACTTTGGGGCCAAACATAATTAAGAATCTTTCCGAAAGTATCAAGAATAGGATCAAAATAGGCATCCTTTCTTCCAAATAAAGGGAAACACATACTCGTGCTCATATCAACTCTGCGAATAAATTTCGATCCCTCTCTTCCCATAAGAATTTCTCTGTCTGTCAAGGGAACAATAGTATCATCAAAGACGTCCATTAAGGGTTCACAGTAATCATCGATAGCTCGATCCAAATAACTGTACCGAAACGTATCTGAGGGATCCATCAAATACTGAAGAGTTTCATTATAAGCTCTCCAATTTGGCTTCATTTTAGGAGGACCCCATTTGTTTTTCAGATCGAAAACGTCTTCCATATGATCATGCAAAATTGATTTGGAAACATCACCAGTTTGTTCGGATCTAAGCACAGTGGATCCATATAAGGTGTAATGTCCGTGTTTGTCAACTCTGGCAGCCATAGAATTAGGGTGGGCAATATTATTTTTCAAAACCTTGCGACCCATCATCTCCTCTGGAATATCACCACAAGCTGCCGGTTTTAGGACACCTTGTTCTTGGAGTCTCGAAACAGCGAAATCATAATCAGAGCGAGTCAAACACTGCATAGCTCCGAGATTGGACGCTTCAGATCCCAGAAAATGAAACCCAGAAATACAAGGAGTTTTGGTCTGAGAAATAATCAATGACATACAAGTTCCTCCAACAGCTCTTGGTGTATGATAGAAACCTCCAGAAATGGAGACACCTTGGACATCAACTTTGCATTCAGATTGCACATCTCGTGGGGAAATATCGGCATAAGAAACAGTGATAGGATCAGTATAATATTGTCCATCACTACTTCTACCAGCTAATACACAAGGAGCACTTCCCTTAGGAGCAGTGATAGGTAGCAATTCCACCTTACTCTTCATTTCAGGGCATGATGGACACTCAAAAGCAACCATATCAAGATCTCCAATAACAGTGCAATGGCAATCGTACTCAACTTTTGTCTCAAAGGTATTTCCCTTGGGAGTTTGCATAACAATCTTCAACCAATCGAATCTCTTCTTGGACATATCACCATTCTGATGAAAAGCATGTTCGTTTATCAAACCAATACCCTTCTCTAAAAAGACAACTTGTCCCTTAGACTGAGTTCCATCAGGTCGATGCACGACTGCGGAAAATAAATTGAACTTGCCAAATGCATTAATAATGTGATCGGGAACAATAGTTCGGCAGGTATCGCTTGTCTTAACGACGCTCTTAACTCTACCAATAATACCATCCAACCAGGAAGTGCTATCCTGGGTGGTTTGGTTGGAGAACTTTCGCGCATCGAGAAGAATTTTAGCGAACTTGAGACCAGCAATAGTCAAAGCAACAGCAGAGCAAATGGCAAATTTGGAATTTCGAAGTGATTGTGATACGTTCTGAATTGCATCCCGCCTCGACAAATACTCGTCTTCAAGCAAATCAACTCGACGTTGCCAGGACCACCACCTGACGGTCCTAAAGATTGCATCAACAAAAAGCAAAAGGAACAACCAACAAAAGTAGAGGAAGGAAAAGCCATAAAAGTATAGCAAGGGTAATGCAAAAAGACTCCAATTAAGTAGTCTTCTAAATCTTCCGTGCCACACATAAACTGACTTATGCTGCTTGTCAGCAACACCATTAATAATTTTCTTCCTCCACTTCTCAACGACACTTATTCTGTAAGCAAATTC